TTAGATTTGGGAGAGTGTGATGGAGCAGTGGATCATCATTAATTATTTTCCTCACGAACCTTCGCAAGTGTATGGCGTGTTCGCTAGTGAAGAGGAGGCGTTGATATACGCCGAGGTGCAGGGGATGAGTGTGGGCGAGAACGCCTATGAGATTAAATGTATCCGTAACGTAGACGAGGAGTAATCATGGAAGAGACTTTCGAGGAAATTTTCGGTGCTCGGTGCGACGAGTACGAGGCAGGATGCCCCGCATGTGACGCATGGCGCAGGTTCGACACGAAGGCTGCTGAAGAGCAGACGGTCAAGGTTCGGATCAAATATGTCTACGGGACACGGATGGTTTACCCCGAGTGCGACAAGTCCAAAATCTTCGCGCAGATGGCGGGACACACGGTGCTGACGGACAACACGTTGGACTGTGTTCGTAGGCTTGGGTATCTCATAGAAGTTATACAGGAGAAAGTGACACTATAAAAAAGTTACCTAAAACCCTGTGTGTATATGTAAAGTTGTGCTATAATGTGAATTGGCACGGCGACTTGCGACGCGGCTAGCGGAGTAAGTCGGGTTCTCACCGCGCTAGTTCAGTTCTCATCTCAGTCTTAATTCAGTAATCCACGTGAACGTGGGAAGGAAAACAAAATGTTTGCGAAACCAAAGCATCTCATCTCTCTTGCATCGTCCGGTATGTTGGTCAGCGTCGATGTCAACGTCTGGTCTGCGACCAAGCAGAACAAAGCGGTGTCGGACGAGGTGACTTCATCTAAGAATGCCTCTGCCGCTGCCGGTCGCTACACTCAGCACTTGCTGGCCGATCATCCCAAACACAAGGCGATCTCCAACTATCGGCAGACTGTGTACAACTGGCTCCAGCGTCGCACCTACATGTGGAACAAAGGCAACCAATACTTGCCACAAGTAGAACTCGAACGATTCAAGAATGAGTATGACGCTCATAAGATAGCTTTCGATCAGCACGTGGAGTCGTTCGTTGCGGAGTACGACAACATCGTAGCAGCTATGGCGTTCACACAGTCTGGTCTGGGCGATATGTTCAATCGTAATGACTACCCTCCGAAGGAGGTTGTGCGGGGCAAGTTCAACATGAGGTTGTTCGTATCAGATGTGCCGATGAACGATTTCCGCTGTCAGATTGCCCAAGACATCGCTGATGATTTGTTTGTGACATATAGCAAACAAACTGAAGAGATCGTGGCGGGGATTCTTCAAGATCAGCAGGATCGGTTCATCGAGGTGATGAAGAGCATTTCTTACTGTTGTGATACGGAGGAGGTCACGGGTAAGAACGGTGAGACCAAGACGCGCAAGCGCAAGATCTACGAGTCCACGCTTGAGAAGGCGCGTGAGATGTGCGAGACCTTCAGGGATTTTAATCTTACGGGTAACGCAGAGTTGGAAGCGGCGCGCAGTGCATTGGAGTCTGCGATCAGAGGAGTATCTGCGGATACGATCCGTGACTCTGACGCGGTGCGCTCGCAGGTGAAGGGGGATGTCGACGACATCCTCGGCAAGTTTGGTTCGTTTAGTTGTGTTTGAGTTTATTTATCAGTCCATCACATAGTAGAGGAGTATTCAAAATGTCAGCACTTAATTTCCGTCCAGTTGTCAGCATCGATGAACTGCGTCAGGGTATCCCCCTGATCGGTGACGAGTTGTCTGTTGTTGTTCTGAGCGAACCCGGATGCGGCAAGAGTTCGCTCTTGGGGATGCTCGCCGAAGACAACGGTGACAAGTGGCGCAAGCCGGGGCAGTACTTCCCTGACGACAGTCGTGACTATATTTACGTAGATTGTCCGGTCAAGGACATGAGCGACATCGGCATGACAATACCTGATCATGTCACTAAAGAACTTGTGTACTACGTGGCGTCGTTGTTCAACCTGAGTGACCCGCGTCCGAAGGTGATCATGCTCGACGAGTTGAACAAAGCACCCAAGTTGCTACAGGTGATCTTCACCCGGATGCTGCTGGAGCGCATGGTCGGTGACAAGGCGCTGACTGATGGGTCATGGATTATTGCAACATCCAACAATTCGTCAGATGGTGTCGGTGACACGATGCTCGCTCACGCAGGTAATCGTGTATGTATCGTGGAGTTGAGCAAACCAAGTGTGAACGATTGGTTGACATGGGCGAGCAACAACGGTATCTCCCGTGTCACGAGGGCGTGGGTCTCTATGTACCCGAAGTGCCTGCAATCGTACAGAGAAGGAGATCACACAAAAGATAATCCCTACATCTTTAAGCCCGGAAACGGTGTGTTGTCGTTCGTGTCTCCGCGCTCGCTTGCCAAGAACGATGTGATCGTGCGAAAGCGTGATCAGTTGAGACCCAACTTCGTGCAAGCGACAATGGCCGGGACTATCGGTCTGGCTGCTGCCAAAGACATGATGGTGTTCTTGGACATGGAGAAGAATCTCATAGATGTTAAGGATGTAATAAAAGATCCTAAAGGTGTCCCGGTCCCTGATGACGTTGCGGCACAGTTGATGATGATGTTCCAAGCAGTCGATACGCTTGCGTCTCAGGATGAACTCTCTTCATTCATGGAGTTCGTGGAGCGTATTCGTTCGTCCGAGGTTCAGGCGGTGTTCTTCACCATGATGATGCGTAGCCCACGAGCAATCAAACTCGCGCGTAACAACGCGAAGATCGGTGAGTGGGCGAAGAATAATCACGAGCTTCTGTAAGCGTTTCGTGTCCAGTGTTTGTAAGTCCACCTTCGGGTGGACAGTTAATTAACCAAGTAGAGGATAGTATGTCTAGTCAAGAGACCTTGTTGAAGCAAGCGCACATCGCGCTGATGAAGCACCCACAAACTGCCCTGTACTCAGGTGTCATGCTTATGGGAGAGAGTGCCGTTGAAGATGGCAACTTCACGGCGTACACCGATGGCGTCAATAAGAAGTATTGCCGCCAATTCCTAGAGAAGATCACCAACCCTGCCAAGCGTCGTGGTCTGATCTTGCACGAGAACCTGCACGTTGCGCTCAAGCAGTTGCCGCGTCATCTGGACTTGTTCAAGGAGAACCGCAAGCTGGCGAACATGGCAGCAGACTTTGTGGTCAACGACATCATTTACAACATTACCGGAACAATCGGTAATACACCCGAGCGCATTGTCGAGCTACCTGATGGTGCGTTGTATGACTCGATGTTCCATGACTGGTCGGTGCGTCAGATCTGGGATTACTTGAAGAAGCAGAATCCTCCTCCACCCCCACGTGGAAAGGGAGATAAGCCATGCGACGAAGGGAATCCCGCTCCGGGTGGTGGCTCAGGGGATGAGCCTGCTGATGGTGAGAGCGAGAAGTCAGACAAGATTGTCATCAATGGTAATGAACTCAAAGACGTTCCCAACGATGGCGACTTCGATGAACATGACTTTGAGAAGTTGATCGAAGGCATGGACCCCGAAGATGTGAAGAAGTTAGGCGAATCGATTGATAAAGCTCTACGTGAGGGTGGAATGTTAGCTGGGCGGATGGGCGGTAAGATGCCACGCGCTATCAGTGATCTTCTTACGCCAAAGGTAGATTGGAAGGATGCACTGCGCGATGTCGTGTCGTCGTCGATCCGTGGCAAAGATGAGTTCACTTGGCGTCGGCTGAACAAGCGTCAGTTGGTCAATGACTTGTACTTGCCAAGCATCGAGAACGAGACTGTCGGTGAGGTTGTGGTCGCTATCGATACGTCGGGATCTATCAGCGGTGACATTCTTACGGGGTTCGCAACAGAACTGGCATCTATCTGTGACTTGTGTGAACCAGAAAAGGTTCGTGTCTTGTGGTGGGACACGCACGTGCATGGCGAGCAGATCTTTGAGGGCAACTACATGGGGTTGGCGAAGATGCTCAAACCTGTAGGTGGTGGGGGTACTCGTGTGGGCTGCGTTAGTGATCATATCGTCAAAGAAAGAATCAACGCAGACTGTGTGATTGTTTTCACTGACGGATACGTTGAGTCTTCGTTCCTGTGGGATGTGATCCCGCCGACTCTCTGGATGGTAACTGAGAATACATCGTTCCACCCCCCGGTGGGCAAGAAAGTAATGATCAACAACGACTGAGGAGTATTACAAAATGTCTATTAACAATTTAATTTACGGTGAGTTCGTTACGGACTCGCTCATCACCGCGCTCACCAACTCCAACATGGTGTTACCGCTCATCCGTGAGTTGCATCATCACTATGGCTTGAAGGTGATAGAGCACAAGCACGAGTATCAGCGTGTTGGTGCAGAATCTAATGAGTGTACGTTCTATCTGGTTGAGAAGAGCGGGTTCGCGCAGGGTCACGTATACGCGTGGGAGGAGGAAGGTAAAGTTCACTACGCGTTCAACACTCCGTTTGCGACTAAAGACCGTGGCAAATCTGATGGTCATCGACAGACTTGGACTAGCCACAAACTATCTTCGCTGATGGGCGCGCTGAAGAAAAGCAAAGCGGTCAAGCCCGATCTGACGGTCCACAAACTCAGGCGAGCGGTGGATGGATTGAAGAACCAAGTAGAAGGACACTTCGGTAAGATTTATAAAGGCACAGACTCATTCACTGGCGACGAAATTCATCAGATGCTGAAGGTTCTCTTGAACGGTGCGCCGTTGTTTGTAGATAGAAGTAAATGTCAAACGGCACTTGACAAATACAACGAGATCGATTCTAATCTGGTGGAGAGGAACAAAGAGATCACGAGGATGTTCGAGAATCCGTTCTATCTTATGGCGGCAGACAAGCGTGGTCATGTCATGATCGGTAAAGTCAAGCGAGTTAAGAACGATAGTGATCCGTATCAGAACGAGATCGTGCAGAGCTTTCAGCGTATCTCCCAAGATAGTCTCTACAAAACTTACCCGGACTTGATTCCAATCTTAACTATGGCGAAAGTCGCTTACGAAGGGAGTGGGCATCAGATGATTACACCATTCATGCCTAGGTCTGACATGTATGACTCTAACTTAGATGTTGCTCATTACTATCCAACAACTATCTCGGAGTATCACGAACAATGGATGATGATTCCTGTTGGGTGGCCTTAAAAAAAGATTACACCGTGTCAGTAAGATTTGTACGTGTTAGCCCAGTCGTGCATCCGACCGACTGGTCGTTAATTAGAGTTCCATTGCACCGTGAAGAGGGAATTTACACGGTTCACGTAGGTGACAATTTCACACGAACATATACGGATGAGACGCTGCCGGATTTGATTAAGATGAGATTGGCTATGATTCTCGCAAGCCATCAGTATGTTGTTAGGGACGTTGAACTACTTAAGGCTGAACTGTATGTGAATCATGGACCCGTAGAGCTACATGACATCGGCTGGCAATCGTCAGATTCGTATTTTTGTTTAGTGATACCAAAGAAAGACTTGGAGGAAATGAAAGGTGACACCCGAAGCGAAAGTTAAGGCAAAGATAAAGGAAGTCCTGAAAATGGAAAGAGTTTATTATGCGATGCCAATAGGTACAGGATGGGGAAACTCAGGTGTACCGGACTTCCTGTGTTGTGTTAATGGACGATTCTTAGGGATCGAAGCGAAGGCAAACGGTAATAAACCTACCGAGTTGCAGAAAAAGAATCTGATGGATATTGAGTTGAGCGGGGGCTACACCGCAGTCATCAACGAGAACGCGTCAGATCTACAGTACCTTGTTGAGTTAATTAAACAGTTGAAGGAGTTGCGTCATGGATGATAAAGAATTGGAGTCTCTGCGGGATCTATACGCGGGGTTTGCTATGTTAGGTATGTTAATGAATGGTTCATTCAAAGACTACGGTCGCAATGACGGAGCTTACACCGCGTTTCGTGTCGCAGATTCCATGTTAGAAGCACGTACCGGGAAAGGTATTGTGTCCGTTAAATCGCCCATTCCAGAAGGGGAATAAAGTGGCTACCAAAGTAAGTACTATCGCTCGCGCAGTTAAACTGCTCACCAAAGATCCGTTTATGTCGGTAGATGATTTCACCAAGAAGATGAAGGTCAACAAGACTTACGCGTATATCTTACGTAGTAAGGCGCGGGCGCTCATTCCAAAGGCTGACATCGAAGTGGCGGCAAACGAGTTTGATGCTACGCCAACTACAATTACTCTTCCATCTGAGGGTGGACAGACGTTTACTGTTCCACCTCCACCTGACCTGCCACCTGTTCAAATTCAATCCACGTTTGTGCCTAAGTTTCTACGTTCAGACCAAGTTAATCACCCAGACCACTACACCGTAGGTGGTATCGAGACCATCGATTTTATCGAGGCGAAGGGACTGGATTACAACTTGGGTAACGTAGTGAAGTACATCACTCGTGCGGAACACAAGGGAGATAAAATCAAAGACTTGCAGAAGGCGCAGTGGTATCTTAGCCGTGCGGTCGACAAGGCTTGCGGAGAATATGCCGATCAGTCCGGTGAAGAGGCAGAGCGTTTAGGTATTCCTGCACGTTGGTAATACGCGGGGGGTACGGGTTCGCCTGTACTCCCCTTTTTTGTGACTGTATTAGCCACTATCTAATGTTTATAACTTTAGACTTTGAGACATTCTACGACTCGAAGATCAAGCTCGGGTTCAAGCACCAAACAACAGAGGAATACATACGTGACAAACGCTTTGAGGTAATCGGAGTCGGTGTCAAGTTTGACGGGGGGGAGGCCAAGTGGGTTACCGGGACCAAGGACGAGATCGCTAAATATCTATCCACCCTACCGTGGGACGATAGTACAGTCCTGTGCCACAACATGTTGTTCGACGGCGCGATCCTCAGTTGGATATACGGCATCAAGCCCAAGGCGTTGCGCGATACGTTGTGCATGGCGCGGGCGCTCCACGGCGTGGACGTTGGGGGTTCGCTTGCCTCACTAGCGTTGCGCTATGAGATCGGGGTCAAAGGTGATGAGGTGGTAGCTGCCGAGGGCAAACGTAGGCTCGACTTCACCAAAGAAGAACTTGACCAATACGGGCGGTACTGCGTGAACGACGTAGACCTCACCTACAAGTTGTGGGGCCTGTTGTCTGAAGACTTTCCTCAATCAGAATTAGATCTGATCGACATGACGATCCGCATGTTCACGGAGCCTGTGCTGACTGTGGATGACCAGATGCTTGAGGACAGACTAGACATCCTCGCGTTCGACAGACTCATCATGTACCGCAGAGTTGGTGAGGCGATTAAGGTCGAAGATCCAGTAGAAGTCATGAAGAAACTCAATAGCAACAAACAGTTTGCAGACGTTCTCAAGTCGTTATTCGGTATCGACCCACCGATGAAGATAAGCCCAACGACGGGCAAACCCACGCTCGCGCTGGCAAAAAAGGATGAGGGGTTCCTCGCACTACTAGAGCACGAGAACGAGGAAGTGCAGATGTTGTGCGCGGTCAGGCTTAACACCAAGTCCACCCTTGAAGAGACAAGATGTCAAAGATTCTTAGACGTTGCCAAACGCAACCGAGGGCGCATCCCGATCCCGTTGAAGTACTACGGGGCGCATACAGGCCGGTGGTCGGGAACGGATAAGGTGAACTTCCAGAACCTTCCGTCAAGAGATAAAAAGAAGAAGACACTCAAGAACGCTATTTGTCCGCCAGACGGGTACATGATCATCAACTGTGACTCTTCTCAGATTGAGGCACGGATACTCGCGTGGTTGGCTGGTCAGGATGATGTAGTAGAACAATTTGCCAAGGGCGAGGATGTGTACTCGATCTTTGCTACTGAGGTCTACAACACGCCGATCACCAAGGCCAATCCCGAAGAGCGGTTCGTCGGTAAGACCTGCATTCTTGGGCTAGGCTACGGCACAGGCGCGCTTAAGTTGCAACACACATTAGCCACGGCGCAACCCATCAGCGTCAAGATTGACGACGAGGAATCCAAACGGATCGTCAAGATCTACCGGGACAAGAACAAAAAAATCGTTGACCTATGGCGTGAAGGTGACAAGATGCTCGAAGGTCTGTACACGTGGTCAGATGAAAGTTCGGAGTTTGACTATGGTGAACATGGCGTGGTCAAGGTCGATAAAACTGGTATCAGGTTACCCAACGGCTTGTACATCCGTTATCCAGAACTAAATAAAAAGACAGATGAGGGTAAGACTCACTATGTCTACAAGTCACGCCGAGGGGAGATCCCACTATGGGGTGGATCAATAGTTGAGAACGTGGTGCAAGCGTTGGCAAGAATAGTCGTGGGCGAGCAGATGCTGGCTATTCAACGTCGCTATCGTGTGGTGCTGACCGTGCATGACGCGGCGGTGTGCGTAGTGCCAGAGGCTGAGAAGGACGAGGCGCTCGCGTACATCATGGAGTGCATGTCAACCCCTCCCGATTGGGGCAAAGATTTGCCGATTACCTGCGAAGCAAGGGTTGCACATAGCTACGGAGAGTGTTAATATGTCTACTTGCGCTGGACAAACGGAACCCAACATGAGCTACACGTGGTCGTTCTCTTCTCTCAAAGATTATGTTAACTGTCCTAGGCAGTACCATGAGATAAAAGTATTAAAGCGGTTCCACAAGCGGCCTACGCCAGAGATGACCTACGGAAACGAGGTACATAAGGCGATAGAAAATTACGTCAAGGACGGGTCCGAGCTTGCCAAAAACTACAAACAGTTCAAGCCTGTGCTTGATGTGCTGGTAGACATGGATGGGGATAAGTACCCCGAATACAGAATGGCACTGGACCGCGATGGTAACGCGGCGCAATACTCAAAAGATTACTGGGTCAGAGGTATCGTTGACTTGCTGGTCATCAACGGTGACAAAGCGCACATCATTGATTACAAGACGGGCAGTAACAAGTACGCTGACTCAAAACAATTAAAGCTCATGGCGCTGATGACGTTCGCGCACTTCCCGCAGGTTCAGCATATCAACGCGGCGTTGCTCTTCATCGTCAAAGAAAGTTTCTTGGAAGAGGAATACAAGCGCGAAGACATTGACGAGTTGTGGGGTTACTTTACTGGTGATCTCACCCGCTTGCGTATTTCGTACGAAGCAGACGTTTGGAATCCAAACAAGACGCCGTTGTGTGGATGGTGTCCCGTTACTACTTGTGAACATTACAAAGACCGGAGGTAAGCATGGACAGAAGCGAAGCATGGCGCAAATGGTGGATGGAAACGCACGGCAAACACATGCCGATGGGTGGGTATCACCCAAGAGAAGGATTTATACATGACGCATTCACCGCAGGATGGGAAGCCCATGCCAAATTGCCAACAGTGCAGAATAAAACCAGCGATGTTCAAAACCCCGACGACAAACGGTAAGGGGTTTAGGTGGAAATGCGAAACGTGTTACAAAAAAGTTGGACCCAGTGGATTCAAGGAGAAGTTTGCGTGAAGCGTTGTTGGCCTAAAAAAATGTATTACGTCATGTGCCGCTGGATTGCCGTAAAAAATGGCGGCAGAAATTTTATCCGTACCCCATCATTGGGTCGTGCGCGGTACTACGCCAAAAAACTAAAGCTCAAGGTGCGCCAGATTGATGTGCGCGAAAAGGGCAAGAAGGCATATGTTTTGCAGGGGAGTTGGCTATGAGATACGGCATCCTTGACGACGAAGGCAATGTAGTACGGTGGGTGTGGCATATGCCGCCATATCCCCATATCGCGCAGAAAATCAAACGCCAGCGCAAACCCAAGTTGGACTTGTCCAACGTACCGGATGCACTGTTTTGAAATGCCCTGAATGTTTAGAACCAATGAGGACTAAAGACACAAGACAATGGAGAGACACTAGCAGGGAGTTTGATTGGGTAGAACGCAGGAGGGTGTGTCCTGATTGCGACTATCGGGTAATGACTATCGAAATGCCCAAAGATGTTTGGGCTAAATACTCTGAGGGAAAAAATGACACAAGAGAGAGTGATTGAATTCTTAATAGAACACGGCGAAAAAATAAACTCTGAAATTAAAATAGAAGGGATAGGAGCTAAAAGAGTTGCGGGAATACTTACCATTTTAAAGAATTTAAACAAAGTAACAAGAAGGCAAGTGCCTCATAACAGCAAAATGGTCTGGTGCTACAGAGTAATTAACACTGGCCCAACCGAACCTGAATACGCGTACATCCTCAGAAACCTACCGAGAGACTCATGATTGATTATTCTGAACCATACCTTGCCACGAAAAAATTCCTGCAAGATGTACATGACGCGATGCTAGAACAGGATTATGATGGCGCTATCTCGGCGGCACAGGGTGCTTTGATCGAGGTACGGATGATCAACATTGCAATCCTTGACGCAAGAGACAAACGAAATGCCTTACGTAAACAAACCGAGGCCCTACAAAAAAGAATATCAGCAACAGAAGGAACGGGGAGAACTCCCGGACCGGATGGAGCGTCAGCGAGCGCGGCGCAAGCTTGATCATGAAGGCGTTGACAGATCAGGTAAAGATGTCGCCCACGTTAAAGCACTCAGCAAAGGCGGTTCTAACGCTGACGGAATCCGTTTGGAGAGTCCAGCCAAGAATCGTTCGTTCAAACGAAACTCTCAACGTGCGTTGGTCTCGGAAACTAGCAAACGCGAAAAAAAATAGCGAAGCAGTCAGGTGTGAGTGTGCTTCGCCGGGGGATGTGACGCCCCGTTTTAACCGCATCAGCCAAGCGGTGTCTTCATGATGCTCTATCTCCTCGGCATGTCGGGCTTGGCCGACTGACCCCCGTAAGGGGTCACCTCTAGTTATTTAGTGAGATTAAGTATGAATGAATATAATTGGCCGGGATTATACACCCCGTTCAAACATCAGAAAACAACGGCTGAGTTCTTAGCCACAACGGATCGGGCGTTCTGTTTCAACGAGGCAGGTACAGGCAAGACATCCTCCGTCATCTGGGCGGCAGACTACCTCATGAGCAAGAAACTTGTTAACCGAGTTCTTGTTATCTGCCCACTGTCTATCATGATCACCGCATGGCAAGCCGACATCTTCAAGACGGCTATGCACAGAAGCGTTGCGGTTGCCTACGGCACGCCGGAAAAACGTAAAAAGATTATCAACGGAAGCTACGAGTTTGTCGTGATCAACTACGATGGCGTGAACATCGTATGGGAAGACATCTATCACTCAGGGTTTGACCTAGTTGTTATTGACGAAGCCAACGCGTATAAGACCGTCTCTACCAAGCGTTGGAAAACCCTAAAGAAAGTGTTACGACCGTCCACCAGACTGTGGATGCTGACAGGAACGCCAGCTTCTCAATCACCTCTCGATGCCTACGGATTAGCAAAGTTAGTCTCTCCTCAGTATGTTCCGCAGTACTTCACGGCGTGGCGCGATAAAGTGATGACGCAAGTCACACAGTTTAAATGGGTTCCTAAATTAGATGCTCAGAAGAACGTCTTTTCAGCACTACAGCCAGCGATCCGGTTTAAGAAGTCTGACTGTCTTGATCTGCCTTCAGTGATGTATCAGACAAGGCATGTTGCGTTGACACCTCAAGTGGCTAGGTACTACAAAGGTCTCAAAGATCAGATGCTGATCGAGGCAGCGGGTGAACAGATCACCGCAGTCAATGCGGCGGCGAAAATGAGCAAGCTATTGCAGATCTCAGGCGGTGCAGTGTACACCGACGAGGGCGATGTCATTGAGTTTGATATCAGTCCAAGACTCAACGCGCTGATGGAGGTGCTAGATGAGACCGACAACAAAGTGCTGGTGTTCGTCCCATACACTCATACCATCGATCTAGTATCACGTTTTCTTAACACTCAAGGAGTAGTCAGTGAAGTAATTAACGGAAGCGTACCCCCACGGGAACGGGCAAACATCATCACTCGTTTCCAGTCGACGCCCGATCCTCGGGTGTTAGTCATTCAACCGCAAGCCGCATCACATGGTGTCACGCTTACTGCCGCTGATACCGTGGTTTTTTGGTCACCCGTCACTTCGGTAGAGACGTACCTACAATGTATTGCTCGCATCGACCGTGTGGGTCAGCAGAACAGCATGACCGTGGTTCACTTGCAGGGTTCAGAAGCCGAGCGGCGTGTCTACGAGATGCTGGAAGGCAAAGTGTCATCCCACGAGAAACTTGTGGATCTGTACAAAAAGGAGTTAGGAATTGGAACGCAACCTTGAAGAATTAGTCAAAGCGTACTTGACTATTAGAAACGAACGTGAGACACTGAAGGCTCAGTACGAGACCAACGACAAGGTGTTGTTGGACGATATGAACGCGCTGGAGAAAGAGATGCTGGTCATCTGCAACGACACCAACGCGAGCAGCATTCGTACTGGAAGCGGCACAGTGATCAGGAAACTTAATGAGCGTTTCACGACGAACGATTGGGATAACTTCAAGAAGTTCGTCATGGAAAACGACGCGGTTGATCTGTTGGAACGCCGCATCCATCAGGGCAACTTCAAGCAATTCATGGCCGAGCATGAGCAAGATGGCTTGCCTCCCGGTGTGAATGTAATGAGGGAATACGGCATCGTTGTCCGTAAACCCTCCAATTAGTCAACTTAGTTAGGAAATATCATCATCATGGCAAACGATTTAGTAACCCTTCTCGCCAACAACCCCGCACTTGTTCAGACCGGTCTGGATGAAGACACCCTTGCCGTATCAGGCGGCGGCGGTGCTTCGCGTAGCAAACGCATCTCCATCAAAGGTGGTGTATTCCGTCTGATGGCTGGCGGCAAAGAGATCGGTGCGATTGAAGATCGACATATGAACGTGATCTTCGTGAAGATGGCGCATCAAGCGTCGCGCATGTACTATCAATCTGGGTATCAGGAAGGGCAGAAGATCAGCCCTATGTGTTGGTCTAGTGACTCCAACGCACCCGACCCTGAAGTAAAATCCCCAATGGCATCAAAGTGTAGTGAGT